AATTTCACGACATTGATACTCCTGCATGAACGTTTCCTTGATAAACGTAGCTTCTTCGTAGCTAATCGGAATATCAAGTGTAACACGTAGGTACATTCGGTCTTTGATTAGTTCATCTTTTTCGTCGATGAGTTGACTAAGCTTTACTGTTCGGTACTTTGGACATAAATCCCAATCAATGTATTCTGGTTCAGCTTCGTTTTCACGGTCGAGTATCATCATTCCTCTGGCATCGTCCCATGCATCGGCATAGTTGTGCGGAAACGCATTACCAATGTAATGAACCTTGCCTTGTTTTTGTCTTTTATGGAAGTGTCCACTAAAAACATATTCTTGATTTTTAAAATGTTCAGATCTTAGTTCTCCGTGGTCGGGCATTTGCACCATTGCGTTCATATAGAAGCTTGGAAGCTCGAAGTGTCCAAACATATACTTTGCTTTAATCTTAGAAATGCCTTTCCACTCATCACCAACCAACCATGGAACAAGAACTACGTCTTCTTCTTCATAAATTTCGTTGACAACTGTGATACCTGGAATGTGTTTTGCAAATTCTGTTGACTTTACGTCACGTTTGTCTTTATAATAAAGATCGTGATTGCCGGCAAACATGTAAAACTTGTCAAATGCTGCACCAAGCTTTTCCAAACTGCGCAACCCGCTGTCTAATGTTGTAAGGTTGATGCTGTTTCTGTTGTGATTCCAGTCACCGCAAAAGATTCCAGTTTCACAACCGTTAGCTTTTGCGGTTTCGATAAACCAATCAACAAATTCGTCACAATCCTGGTTATGAACCTTAGAATTGCCTTTCATACCATAATGTAGGTCAGTAAAGACCGCTGCTTTTTTAAACAAACTTGTACTCCGTAATTAGTATTATTATAGTTTAAGTTGAAATAAAAGTCAACAACTATTTCTTATGATCGTCTTCGAATCTCTTCAATCCTACTTCATACTCGCCTTCGGCTTGACGAGTGTATGATGGGTTTAAGTCGTTCATCTCAAGTATGTCATCTCTAACACTTTGATTGCGCTTTTCTATGTTGATAACACGTACAAATGAGTTTGTGACTGCGGCTGTATAGTAAGCAAAGGGATTTTGACTTTTTGATTCGTCAAACTGCAAGCCGATCTGAGCTAATTGTAAGATTGCTTGGCCCTTCATTTCATCATTATAAGTGTAACCTCTAACGTTACCGCGTGTTGCATAGCGATCACATAGTTTCATCCACATCATTGCTAGTTTGTTGGTTGCACGTCCATGTTCTTTGGAAAAATATCCATTTTCCATGCCGCCAACCCAATGACTCTTACCTACACATATAATTTCGTCATCGTCGTTGAACTTAAAGTGCTGGTATGGAGGAAAATTGAGTTTAATCTTGGTATCTGCAACTGTTTTTGGATTTTTCTTACGACCGGGTTCTTCAGGTATGTGATCAAATGTCATAATTCTAAATATTAGGTCTGTTTTTTCTATTTGCTTGTAATCATACTCGCAATCAGCTTGCTTAACTTTCTCTCCAGCTAACTTTCTGCGTTCATATTCTTCTGAACCGATCTTTTTAGCTTTGTTACGCTTTGCCTCTGCAATAGTTCTGATATTAATCTTATCAACTGTTGGTAAAATTATGTCATAGTTGGCATATGCTGGTTCAACAAAGCTCGAGTATGTAGCTTTTGATTTTTGAATTTCTAGTAGCATGTCCTTGTTGTTTAAGTAGTTAACTCTTTTGGCCATTTTTTCTCCGTTTCACTTATTATAATAATATACATAGTTAATTTTGTCAACTAAATACTAATAGGAGTAAATCAAAATGCCAATAAATGGAGTTAATCAATTCTTACAAACAGTAACAAGTACAGCCGGGCAAGTAAACCGAGTTCTTGGTGCTGGACAAAATGTTCTAAATGCGTTTGGCGGCCTTGGAAGTGCCCTTGGAATTTCTAGCCTAGCGAGACTAGGTAACCTTCCAGTAGGTGCCGAAGAAACTTATGAAAACTACTCTCCGGGTAGTTGCACTGCAGGATCAGAATCTCTTGGTAACGATTGGAGGGTAAGAATTCATCTTCCTACAAACGTTAGCACCTTTATGAACTCTCCAATTTTACAACCTTTGTACGAATCAAATAACAGCATGGTGTTTCCTACAACTCCCCAAATTCTTGTAACACACTCTGCTAATTACAATAACTTACAACCTACACATACTAATTATGCCTTTCCGATATACGAAAGTAGCAGTGTTGAAGACATTACAATTACTGCTGAGTTTCCTGTCGAAAATGAAGTTGACGGAAGATATTGGATATCAGCAGTACACTTCATGCGAAGTGCAACAAAGATGTTTTATGGAAACAGTAGCTATCAAGGTGCTCCGCCACCTCTTGTTAAACTTAGTGGATACGGTGATTTTGTTTTTAACAAAATGCCCTGTGTTATTAAATTGTTTACACTTGACTTACCGGATAGCGTAGATTACATACAGGTTCCAATTTCTGATACTTTAGATTTAGCTCAAACACCAGAATTAAAAAGAGTTGATGTACCTGGCGGTTATTCGTATGTTCCGACACTAAGTCGTTTGAACATTACAGTATCGCCTGCATACAGTAGAGATACTGTGCGCAGATTTAGCCTTGATTCGTATGTACAAGGCGGATACATTGGCGGCGGACAAGGAATCGTATAATGGCAGCACGATATAACAAAGCAAGTCCGTGGGGATCGACAAAAGTTAACAGAGGTGGATATTTAGATTTCTGGCAGAAGCGATTTATACCAGCTGACCCGTCGGATATTTTTTATGAGATTGCACCACAATATACTTACAGACCCGATTTGCTTGCGTTTGACTTATACGGAACACCGAAACTTTGGTGGGTATTTACAGAACGCAATAACGAAGTACTAAAAGATCCAATTTTTGATTTTGTACCTGGAACACAAATATATTTGCCAAAGAAATCTACTCTCTCAACATTATTAGGAGTCTAATATGGCATTACTAAAGAATCCGTTGAATGAATTTGCAACGCACAACTATTCGTGGGCTTTGAGCGCAATGTATCCTGGTGAAGTTAATCAACCAGAAGAATACATCGGAACACTTGGTAAACTTCTAGTTGCACGTTCCGGCGGTGTTGGAAATGCTAAAGGAACAACAACAGAAGCAGAAGAAAAAGTTAATTCAAATGTTGAATTCTTTATTGATGATGTAAGAATATCAACAACAGTTACGCCAAACGAAGCTGCAACACTTTCGAACTTTGCTACTTTAGAATTTAAAGTGACTGAACCGTATAGCCTTGGATTATTTTTGCAAACACTTGCTCTTGCAGCTAATAAAGCAGGATTTAGTAATTATACACAAGCCCCCTTTTTGCTAACTGTAAGTTTTAAAGGGTTTAAAGACGACGGATCATATGAAGAAGTTTCAAGAAAAAACTTTGTTATACAAATTGCAACTGTTACATTTACTGCTGATGGTAGTGGATCTGTTTACGATATAAGAGCTACATATTATTCTCAAACTGGATTGTCATTAGCGTATCAAGGTATACAGCACGATATTAGTATTACTGGAGAAACAGTTGCTGAAGTTTTAAGTTTTGGAGAAAACAGTCTTGCAACTGCACTTAATAGACAACAAATCTTGCAAGAAACAAACAATTTTAAAATAGTAAGAGACGAATTTCAAATTACATTTCCATTTGACATTGCACCAGACAGTGACATTAATGGCGGCAACGGATTCTTTGGTAGTGCGTTAAGGTCTATACAAAGTAGCTTAGATAGAGTAAACAACACAATTGAAGCAATTGGAGCAGTTGGAACTTCCTTGGGCAATTTTGGCGATGTATTAAGCGACATTGGTAGAGTTGGTATCGGAAATGGCCTAAACCAGAATAATTTTACTACGCCAGGAGTAGGTGTTAATTCTACGTTAGAAACAATTGGAAATGCAATTACTGATCTTGCAACATCAATATCAACTTCGGGTATAAATCAAATTGCCAATGAAATTGGAACAAGTCCAATTATTGATAGTTTTAACGAATCAGGAGATGTTCCGTTTGCAGATGAAAATTTAACTTGGGATCCTAATGAAGAAGTTTATACTAGAGGAAGTATGTCAATTGATCCAGCTAACAGAACTTTTCATTTTCCTCAAGGAACTACAATTGAACAAATAGTTGAAACTGTTGTATTAACCTCAAGATGGGGACAACAGTTTTTAACAAGACCGGTTGACCAAACAGGTATGCGTCCTTGGTTTAGAATTAAACCTAAACTTTATATTTTATCACTTGCTGAAATGCAATCTGCAGGCCGCCCAGCATATAGATTTGTCTATGAAGTATACCCTTATTTTATACATCAGTCAACTGTTTCGTTGCCGTCTGTTAATACTAATTTAGATTATGCTATTGACGATGCAGTAAAAGCATACAATTATATGTACACTGGTGAAAACAGAGATATTATTAACTTTGAAATGGAATTTCAAACCTCATACTTTATGGGAGCGGCGGCAGATGCCAACCAATCGACACCCGAAGAATGGAGATCTCAGGGCGGCACGGCGTTTGCTGAACCCGACAGACCAGCTGTTGCAACTCCGACAGCCGGAAGTTCTGAACTACAACAAACACTAGGATCAATAAGATCAACGATTGAAAGAGTTACTGAACTTTATCGTGCAGCAGGCGGCACGTTTATTGATAATGATAGAACAAGAATAGCACAAAGATTTAGAAATTTGATTCTAAACAACCAAGCAGATTTAAATCGTCTTGATTTAACAATTTGGGGCGATCCGTATTATATTAATAATAGCGAATCAGGAAATTATGCAGCCTTGCCGTTAAGACCAAATATTAACGCAGACTTAGAAGCTGATTATTTGCGCGGCGAAGTTCACATTTTACTAAAATTTAATACTCCGGCTGATTTTAATAACGATTTGTTGTTATCGGATCCAGCTGATCAATTTACCGGCGTTTATAAAGTACATGCTATTGAACATAACTTTAGTGGCGGAAAATTTACACAGATGTTAATCACTAACCGTGTGCTGAATCAAAAGCCCGGCGACATTGATAAATTAAAAAGAATAGTCGATGCATTCTTTAATGCACTCGGGTCGATTTCTAACTTTGCATCAGTTGTAGGCGCCGACGATGTAGCTGCCGGCGTTGATAACTTTATGCAAGAACTCGGCCCAACTGCGGACCAGTTTCTTGGATTAGCACAAATTGGATCAAACATTCAGGATATTGTTACAGGCGATTATCAAACACTTGGAGACAAGTTAATTGGGCTTGAAGGTTTTTTTGATCAAGTACAACAATTAGAAACACAATACAGAAGTACAATACAATCTCTTGGAAACATTGATTTTAATCCTGATACATTACCTCAGAATAGTAGGATCAATCCCGGTAGTAACGTGCCACCAACAATTAACCGAAACGGCTCAGGGCCATCTTAAAGGAACAAACAATAAATGGCAAGACAAGAACATCAAAGACCAGTTGATTCTGCATTACCCGGAGGAAGCTCTGGCCCATTTTTAGCAAGAGTACTAAGTCACCTTGATAACAGATTTATGGGTTCTTTAAAAGTACAAATTTTAAGAGTTAACAGTGCAGGAACGTACGATCTTACTGATCGTACAATGACTGCATATTATGCATCACCATTTTATGGTTCGACAAGTCACCGCTCTGTAGGCAATACAGATGATTATCAGAATACACAACAAACATACGGTATGTGGTTTGTTCCTCCTGACCCGGACACTACTGTTCTTGTAACAATGGTCGAAGGTAGATCGGATATTTGTTTTTGGTTTGCGTGTGTACCAGACGATTATATGAACTTTATGATTCCTGATGGCCGCCCATCTACTACATTATCTTCGAGTGGCAGCGGCGGACAGAATGGACGCCGATTACCAGTTGGCGAATATAATAAAAGAATTGTAAATCCTCAAGGAAATAACCAGCCTACAAGTTATCCAAAACCAGTTAATACAGATTTTGTTAACACCTTAACTGAAGAAGGATTGTTAGAAGATGATCACAGAGGTTTAACAAGTTCGAGTGCGAGAAGAGAATTACCAAGTGCAGTTTACGGTGTAAACACACCCGGACCGCTTGATAAAAGACCATCTGCTCCAAGGGCACCTCGTGGACCAAGCGACGACCAAGCAAACATTCCACGTAGCCGATTAGGTGGCCACAGCCTTGTAATGGATGACGGTGATGATAAACTTCTAAGAAGGTTTGCAGCAAGTGAAGGCGGACCGGAATATATTGATATTGAAAATGGCGACGGCGAGATTCCAGTAGGTGCAGAAACACGTCCAGCAAATGAACTGTTTAGAATTCGTACAAGAACCGGCCATCAAATACTTTTACATAATACTGAAGATTTAATTTATATTTCAAATGCAAGGGGAACGGCTTGGGTCGAACTTACATCAAATGGTAAAATTGATGTTTATGCACAAGATAGCATTAGTATGCATACCGAAGGTGAGTTTAACCTTACAGCTGATTCAAATATTAATTTAACATCAGGTGGAAATATTAACTTAAATTCTACAAGTAGCATTAAAAGTAGTGCTCGAAATATAGACACTACTGCCGGCGGTAGAATTGCGTTTAAAGCAGCAAGTGAATTTACTGCTTTAGCTGGCGATTACATGGCATTAAAAAGTAGTGCTGATCTTGGATTAACATCAGGAGCATCAAACGTTAATATTTCAGCTGGAAGTAATGTTGAACTTAATAGCGGATCTGATGTTAATATTATTTCTGATGGCGGCAAAGTTGCAGTATCAGCAAGCACTAGTTTTGATGCGAGTGCAGGTACCCAAATTGTAATGGGTGCTCCTGAAATACACGATTCTAGTGATAGTAGATTTATAGATGCAACCGAAATTAACTTGTTTGCATCTGCTGGAATATTTGTTACTGGTAACGGAACAATTGACCTATTAACTCCAACGTTAAAAATAGAAGGTAGTGGCACAGTTGATATCAGAACTGACGGCGCATTAACTGCATCATCTGGCGCAGCAACTACATTCCAAGCAGGCGCATTGTTTGAAGTAGGAAGTACTAACTTTAGTACATCGTCGTCGGCATTGTCATTTAACGGAGTAGGCAACTTTAGCAGTCCAATAAATGTTCCGATTGTAAACGCCGGTATAATGAATACTAGCAGACTTAATGCTGGCATTTCAAGAGCCAATCACGTATCAGGTAGCGGTTCAGGACCAAGTAGCGTTAGCTATTCTGCAAACGCGCCGGGCGACGCTGCAATAGCGTTGCCATCAGCAGAGGGTAACATTCCGGCACCTCCGGCAAAAACAGATCCTCCAGAACCAACTGAACCAAATCCAGCAGATATTGCTGCAAGAGTTCCAGAACACGAACCGTGGTTCCAACACGAAAACCTCGATCCGGCAGCATCTAATGTAAGGGCAGGAAACGGAAATGGTATAGATTCGTATAATTCGCCATTACAGGATACTTTCTTAAACATTGGTAGAAATGTAGGGCAAGGCACAGTTGCAACTCAACAGGTTGGAATTGCTGGACCAAATGCTGGTGTTGGTAATGATGACGGCGACGAAGGTGTTGATATTAATTATAACTATAATGATTACAATGACAATGTTGCTGAAGTAATTGGATTCTTTGAAAACAACGGATTTGAACCGTGGGTTGGCGCAGGCGTTGCTGGCGCACTACAATGGGAAGCAGGCCGCGGAATTAATCCTGGTGCTTATCTTGCACCAAATGATCGCTCTGGCGGATCGTATAACATTCCAGGAAACGGTGGATTAGGTGCAAGGGGAATTTGTCAATGGAGAGATTCAGGAAGACGACTAACTTTACTTGAAAGATATCTTGGAAAATCTATTCTAATCCAGCCCGAAACAAACCCAAATTCAGAAGGATATGAAAGAAACAGAAACGGTAGATTGCCTAACGTTACTTACAGTTCATTAGAATATGACAGAGGTGTAAGGGTTGCACCTGCTAATGCAACATTACAAGAACAGCTTGGCGGTATGCTTTGGGAAATGAACAATACTGAAGCAAGCACTTTACAAGCAATTAGAGCAGTAAATTCAGGAAGTGAATTGCAGAGAGCAAGACGTGTTGCTGAAATTATGAATGATGTATTCTTGAGATCACAAAATCCGTCAATTCCAGTAGTAGGAAATACCCGTGTTCCGGTTAAAACACTTAGAGCAAATTCAGCACAAGAAATTTGGGAAGCGTACATTAGTGGACGTTCGACAGCCCCTATTAATGATCCAAGCCAGTATCCTTCGCCGCCACCTGCTGAAGGACAGGATCCGGCTGCAAATTCTCGTCCTAGAAACCAAGCCGATCCAATTGATATGAGTGTTTCATCAAATGCTCCTAATGTTGTTACTGGTAGTGCTAATACACGACAGGGTCCTTTAAGACCTGCGTTTATTTCAGCACTTAATAGAGCCGCTGCCGAAACCGGTATTCATAGAATTACTGGCACTAGCTTTGGAAATGAACCGTTAAGAAGAATTAATACTTCAACTCAATTACCGATATCAAACTGGCGCACTTTCCCTTCAAGAGCAGTTGGCCCAGGTGCCGACATGTCAGGATCTGGAAATAGTTGGAGAAAGCTAAACCCAGCAAGTGGGCAGTTTGAATTTAGATCAAACGGCGCGAGTTGGAGAACTGGTACAGAAAGACACGATACTGGATTATGCATTGATGCATATCTTCAAATAAGCGTTAACGGCAATTATAGAAGTTTGTTACCAACTAATGAAGCAGATAGAAACAGAATTATTAACTTTATAGAAGCATTTGCCAAATATGGCGGCCGAGGCGTTGGCGTCGGCGGCGGCAATTCAACAATGGGTAATGGACTATTCCACCTTGATATGCTAGGTGGAGATAACGGATCTGGTTGGAATAGACAACCGGCAGCTTGGCCATACGGCGGACAAGCATATCCGAAATGGGCGGTTGACGCACTAATAGAGGGCATAAGAAATGGCTGAAGACGATAGTACAATAATTGTCCCAATTGATGATGATAGTTCACTTGGCGGAAGTACACAGCCTAGTTTTACTTCAGGCATTACTAATGCACTCGGTGCAGTTGCGGGCCTACAAGCAATAGGTAGCATTGCAACTGCTTTATCTGATATATTTACAACCCAAGGAGCACCTGCTGATTTTATTGTTCCAGATTTAGCAAACAACGGAAGTCCGTCATTAGGCTCATCTGGCTCATCCGGCGGGCTTTTTGGATCATCATCAATTGTTAATACAGTTGATCCAACTATAGATGATGATTTGTTAGCGTCTGGAATTTCGCCAAGAACTTGGGAAGCACTTGATTTTGTTCTAAATAAAACACTTACAATGGACTGGACTGTTAGAAACGCTGATCCTGGAAATGAAAATATTCTAGAAGCATACAGATTTGCCGGCAGAGGATTCACACAAGACGGCGGAACAGGACAGTTTTCATGGGCAGCAGCATTTGCTACTTGGGTACTAGTAAAATCAGGATTTCAAGGACTAAGAACTATGGCACCTAGTGCATTTCGTACATATGGAGATTCAGTTAGATTTCATGCCGGTCCGTTAACTAATGTTAGAAAATGGGATATGGTTATTTTTACTAGCAATGTTAATATACAACATATTGGATTTATTCAAAGCTTTGATCCGGCGCAGCAAACAATGCAAATAATTGGCGGCGATCAAGCTGAGACTGTAAAAGTTACTTCTATGCCATACAGTGTTTCTAATCCTTTATTTAGAGTGACTCACGTTAGAAGAAATTGGACAATACCAACAGGAATTGATACATCAATTTTTGCAACAAGTGCAAGTCCGGCCCCTGCAGCAAATAATGTACTTCCTGTTCTTCCTTCGTCAACAATTACAATTCAACCATTGCCGCCAGCAGGATCTACGCCTGAAGAAATTGAAGCATTTAACAGACGATATCCACCGCGTGCTACAGACGATCCTCGAGCACAATTTGGCCCTTATACATTAAACAATTCAAGACCTACAACAGACCAGCTTATTGCTGCGGCTGATGCAGCAATTAATGAAGCACCAGCAACTGCACCGATACGAACACAGCCAAATAGAGGTCCTAGATAATAAGGTAAATATGTTATGAGTTCATTAGAAAAAAATCTGTACAAAAATTTAAGAGTTGTTCCTCCTAAAAGAGAAGCGCCAAAAGTTTCATCTGGAACCTACAGAGGAATTTCCACCACAGATCCAACAACTAAAGAATTTAAGCTTTTTGATCTTGCTCTTATTAAGCAAGATTTAGTAAATCATTTTCATATTCGTTTAGGCGAAAAATTAGAGAATCCTAGCTTTGGAACAATCATCTGGGATGTGCTTTACGAGCCACTAACTGATTCATTAAAAGATGTTATCATACAAAATGTAACAGAAATCATTAGCTATGATAAGCGTGTTAAAGTTGATAGAGTTATTGTTAATAGCTACGAATCTGGTATCCAAATTGAGTGTGATTTAACGTATATTGAGTACAGTATTAGCGAACAATTAAAACTAAGTTTTGATCAAAGAAACGGACTCATTTAATACACGCACTTTAAGATTCTCATAAATATTATATAATTGAGGAAAGTGCCACATGTCATCAACCGACAGACAAAATAGACTGCTTTTAGCAGAAGATTGGAAGAAAATCTACCAAAGCTTTAAGTATGCTGATTTCAAAAGCTATGACTTTGACAACCTGCGTCGTACGATGATCGAATATCTGCGCGAAAATTATCCAGAAGATTTCAATGACTACATTGAGTCAAGTGAATACCTTGCGCTAATCGATATGATTGCTTTCCTTGGACAAAACATCAGCTTCCGTATAGATCTTAACGCAAGAGAAAACTTTATTGAACTTGCAGAACGTAAAGAAAGCGTGCTACGTCTTGCAAATCTTTTAAGCTACAACGCAACTAGAAACAGGCCTGCCCAAGGATTGTTGAAGTTTACAAGTGTGCGTACTACTGAGCAAGTTACAGACAGTAATGGTTTTAATCTTTCAAACAGAACAGTTGTCTGGAATGATACCACAAACCCTGATTGGTTTGAGCAGTTTACTAAAATTCTTAATTCGTCGTTGCCGGTACAAAATACATTTGGCAGACCAGTTAAGTCTGAAAGAATTGCGGGTGTTGCAACTGAGCAATATCGTTTGAATAATGTTTCAAATAGTGTTTCAGTTTTTACGTTTACTAAGCCTGTTAACAGCAAGACTCTTGAATTTGAAGTTGTAAGCACTGGAATTGGCGATGGGGAAATATTTGAAGAATCACCTCTACCTGGAAGTCAGTGGGGTTTTGTGTACAGAGACAATGGCCAAGGACCGGGCAGCAACACAACAGGGTTCTTTGCACACTTTAGACAAGGATCGCTTCAAAGAGGCGATTTTACTGTTGATTCAGCAGTGCCGAACCAAAAAATTAATATAGACTCTGAAAATATCAACAACAGTGACGTATGGCTGTACAAGCTAGACAGCAATGGCCAAGAGGGCGAATTGTGGACAAAAGTTGATTCGGTCGAAGGCAACAATGTTGTGTTTAACAGTTTAAACAAAAAGCTTAGAAGTATCTATAGCGTAATAACTAGATCAAGTGACAGAGTTTCTCTTGTATTTGCCGACGGCATTTTTGGCGAACTTCCAAAAGGTAATTTTAGAACATATTACAGAACTAGCGCAAACAGCGATTATGTAATCCTTCCGCCAAACATGACAAATATTACTATTAGAATTCCGTATTTAAGCAGAGCAAATAAGCCAGAGACATTAACTATTACAATGGATCTTAAGGTTCCAGTTGATAATGCAGCAAGCACAGAAACAATTGATAGTATTAAATCAAATGCTCCGTCAACATATTATACACAAAATAGATTAATTACAGCAGAAGATTATAACGTTGGCCCGCTAGGAGTTAGCCAAGATATTATTAAAGTAAAAGCTGTTAATAGAACTGCTAGCGGTATTAGCAGAAACTATGATATTTTAGATGCTACTGGAAAGTACAGCACAACAAATCTGTTTGGTACCGACGGTGTTCTTTATAGAGAAGAACTATTAAGTAAAACAACTTTTAAATTCCGCACAAGAACAGATATCGAAAGTGAAGTAGAAAACACAATTACTAAAATTCTTGAAGATAATAACGTTAGAAATTTCTATATTAAAGAATATCCAGATCAAGATTACAGTGAATTAAATCTAGAATGGACGCAAGTAACAGCAGAGACTAATAGATCAACAGGACTTATTGAGGATTCAAATGGAATTACTTACACAGTAGGTAGCTTTACTGAAGGTCCTCTAAGGTTCCTTGAATCGAGCGCATCGGTAAAGTTTTTACCTCCAGCAGGACGTGCTTTCCTAGGAGATGGATATACAGAAAATCTAAATGCTCCAGGTGCAACAAGCTACAAATGGGTTAAAGTTGTTAGTGTATCAGGTAATGGTACTGTAACATTAGATTCAGGTCTAGGACCGATTGTTTTCAATGATGTAATTCCAGATGGAGCCATTCTTAGTAAAATTAAACCTAAATTTGTTCGAGATTTGTCTAACTCAGTTAAGTCACAAATTATCGATAACGCATTTGCTTATAGAACTTTTGGATTAAGATATGACAGAGAGCTTAGAGCATGGAGAGTTATAACACAGGAAAACCTAAATGTGGTAACTGACTTTAGTTTGGGTCTTGCTGGCGATAATACTGGACAACAAATCGACAGTAGTTGGATTGTGTTGTTTGAGACTGACGGTACAAGCTATGAAGTTACATATCGTAACTTTAGATATATCTTTGAAAGCGACACTGAAGTTAGATTCTACTTTGACGGCAATAAGAAAATCTATGATAGCAAAACAGGAAACATTATTAGAGATAAAATTTCTGTACTAAGTATTAATACCGACATTAATACTGATCCGGGAACAAGTGCTTTTACTAGAGATTTCGGCTGGCAAGTGTCAAAAGAATACAGAGATACTAGTGGATATGTCGATAGCAAGAAAGTTGAAGTAACATACTTTGATAGCGACGACGACGGGGTTGTTGACGATCCTGAAATCTTTGATGTAATTGTTGATCCGTCACAATATGTCTTTACAAAGAAAGTAGTAATTAACAGCAGTGAATTTGAAGTGTACGTTAATTCTGTAACTGAAAATATTGTTACAGTTGCTAGTTCAGCAAACATTAGTTTGCAAGCAATTGGCGATCCTATTTACTATGTTGTTGCCGATGACGTTTTCTATCAACTTAATAGTCTTACAAGGACTCTAAGCACCCTGTTTGATTATAATGCATACATTGGAAGAGAAAATATTAAATTTCAGTACAATCATGCTAGTGACGAAAATACAAGAATTGATCCAAGTAGTACAAACATTATTGACACATACATTCTTACTAGACAGTATGATACTATTTTTAGACAATACCTAAATGGTACAGTTGTTAATAGTCCACTACCACCAAGTAGTGATCAATTGTTTAGAAGCTACGGAGCAGAGATTAATAAGATTAAGAGTATAAGTGACGAAGTAATATATCAACCTGTAAAATATAAAATTTTATTCGGTGACAAAAGTGAACCAGATATGCAAGCAGTATTTAAAATTGTAAAAAATTCAGATAGAGTTGTTAATGACAACGACGTAAAATCTCGTGTTATTAGTGCAGTGAATAATTTCTTTGCACTTGACAACTGGGACTTTGGCGAAACATTTTATTGGAGCGAATTAAGTGCATATATTATGAAAGAATTAACACCGGATCTTGCTAGTATTGTACTAGTACCAAGAGACGCAAATAGCAACTTCGGCAGCCTTTTTGAAATAAAATGCGAATCGGACGAGATCTTTATTAGCAGTGCTACTGTTGATGATGTCGAAGTTATTTCAGCAATTACAGCAGAGCGACTAAAATCCGAAGGCGCAATTGTAACATCAACAGGAAGTTCATCGAGTGGCATTCAAAGCTCATCAACAAATTCATCAACTAATACTGGAGGCTTTATTTTCTAATGGCTTATGATAAAGATCAAGAAGATTTCTCTTTACCCGACGGAAACAATTCAGACAGAAGTGCAAGTAATTTCTTACCAAAGTTTTTTAGAACAGAGACAAACAAAAAGTTTATAAACAGCACAATTGATCAAATGATCAATCCAGGGGTAGTTGAAAAAATTGACGCATTTGCAGGACGTAGATATGCAAAGGCTACAACAGCCATTGACAATTTCCTACCGGACTTTACTTCAGATAGAGAAAATTATCAATTTGAGCCAGTTACTGTTTATAAAGATGAACTAGATAATGTTGAATTTTTAAAGAACTATAATGATTATATTTCTCAATTAAAGAATTTTAAAGGTTCTGTCAACAATCACAGCTCAGTAAACAGTCAAGAATTTTATGCTTGGGATCCACACATTGATTGGGACAAGTTTGTAAACTTCCGTGAATACTATTGGTTACCAACTGGCCCATCACCGATTTCGGTTACTGGACAAGCACAAGAAGTTGTTAGTACCTACACAGTTACGCTATCCGACGAGGGTGATAATTTTGCCTACGTATTTACTCCAAATGGATTTACTAGAAATCCTCTACTAAAGCTTTATAGAGGACAGACGTATCGTTTTGAAATTGACACTCCTGGGCATCCTTGGGCTATTGCAGTACTAAGAAACTTTGTTGACAACGACCTAACTGACGGCACTGACTTTGAAAATGTTAGTGTTCTTTATAAGGACGGTGTAACGTCTGATACTGACTATGTTGAATCAGGTACAGTTGAGTTTACTGTTCCGATAAATTCTCCAGATAAGTTATATTATATTAGTGAAAACAATATTAACACAAGTGGCGTGTTTGCAATATTTGATATTGAAGCTAATACCGAAATTGATATCGATAATGAGATTGTTGGAAAAAAGACATATAAAACTAGTAACGGAGTTGAATTAAGCAACGGAATGAAGTTGTTCTTCCAAGGAACAGTAACTCCAGAAAAGTACGCAACTGGTTTCTGGTATGTCGAAGGAGTAGGGTCAAGAATACAATTAGTTTCTGAGAAAGACCTCGAAGTACCATCGATATTCACAAGCAATTTTGAGATTCCGTTTGACGATGCTGAAATTGGATTCGACGAGTTTCCCTTTGAAACTGCAACTAGCTATCCAGGTACAAAGGATTACATTGTAATTAACCGTGCAAGTCCTGACCGAAATCCCTGGACAAGATACAACAGATGGTTCCATAGAGACATACTTGAAGAGTGCCTGGCCTGCAATAATCTTCCAATCAACATCGACGAAGAAGCAAGAGCAAAACGCCCTATTATTGAATTTGAAGCAGGATTAACACTGTATCAACATGGCGCAAAGGCTAAACAAAACGTTGATATTGTAGACACATTTACCGCAGACGTATTCAGTACTATTGAGGGCAGCTTGGGTTATAACGTTGACGGTGTAGACCTAATCGACGGTATGCGTATTCTGTTTACTGCTGATCGAGATGTACTAGTTAATGGAAAAATTTATGAAGTTAATTTCATTTTGCATAATGGCCGCCGTCAAATTAGTCTTATAGAAACAGATGATACTAACCCGGCACTAGGTGAAGTTGTACTTTCACTTGGTGGACTTGGGTTCGCTGGAAAAATGTTCTATTATGATGGCGAACAATGGAATCAATCACAAGACAAAACTAGTGTAAATCAGGCTCCGTTATTTTCTCTTTATAGCAAAGACGGAAATGAGTTTGACGACACATTAATTTATCCTGCTACTAGCTTTAAAGGAAACAAACTCTTTAGCTATCGTATTGGCACAGGCTCAAACGATATTGAATTAGGATTTCCGCTTTCTTATAAAAATATTGCAAACGTAGGCGATATCGTTTTTGATTTTAACTTGCTACAAGGAAACTTTGTATACCAAGTTGCGCTGCACAAATCTCAAACAATTGGTACTGACGTAGGGTATCTAAAAAAGTACGATGTAAATGGCGAAGAATTTACTTATGTAAATGCTTGGAAGAAAGCAGCTAAAGATAGCGAACAGCCGGTTATTAGACAATATGATACACAAAGTCAATTAAACAATTTTGCAATTGATGTTTTTAACAAAAGCTTTAACCTATCAGACTTGCGTGTTAAAGTTTCTGTAAACAGCGAACGTAAATCTGAAGGAACCGATTATACTATTATCGACAACGGCGCTGGCACTGCAATAGTCAAATTCACTAATGACGTTTCAGTAGGCGATGTTGTTTTGCTAAAATGCTTTAGCTCGGCAGATAAAAACGATAACGGGTTTTATGAAATTCCAATCAACCTTGAGAGAAATCCTCTTAATGAAAATATTACAGATTTTACGCTTGGACAGGTTAACGACCATCTTGATTCAATTATTGACGATGCACCGAACTTCAGAGGAACGTACCCTGGAAAAAGCAATCTGCGTGATATCGGTCCTGTTACAAAATACGGAAAAAGATTTGTACAGCACAGTGGTCCTGTAAATCTAGCACTTTATCATATTACTGATAAAAATGCTAACCTTGTTAAATCACTTCAATTTGCTAGAAAAGAATATGCTAAGTTTAAGAGAAAATTTATTAACGAATCGACAACAACTGGATTTCAAGGAAGCATAAAAGAACATGTTGACTTACTATTGTCTCGTATCGTAAAAGATAAAATTTCTTCAATGCCTTTTTATTTTAGTGATATGATTGGAATAGGAGCATTTAGAAAAACAGTAAACAATATCGAATTTGCTGGCCCTGCATACTTTGGAATTTCACAAGGCTTTGACTTAGAAACCTTGTCTCAAAAGGCAATTAGTGTCTATCAAAACGGAATACAGCTTCTACACGAAAGAGATTATGTGTTTGCAGACGGCTTTGTTTATGTAACAATAAACTTGCAAGACGGCGATGTTGTAGAAATTTATGAGTACGAAACTTCAAATGGTTCGTACATTCCGCCTACTCCAACTAAGTTAGGGCTATTTCCAAAATACGAACCTGCTGTTTATACTGACAACACTTATGTTGAATCGCAACTTGTTATTAGAGGACATGACGGAAGTCAAATGATTGCGTTTGGCGATTACAGAGATGACCTGTTAATTGAACTTGAAACAAGAATCTACAACAATATTAAAACTAATAATAATAGAGCAATAATTGACATTGACGAATTCGTTGGAGGTTATTCTAGAGAGACTGGATTCTCTAAAGACGAAATTGATAATGTTATTCTTTCGGACTTTGCTCAGTGGTTAGAAATTAGCGGATCTCCAGATTATTCAGCACATGACTTTTGGGATCAATCAAACTCGTTTACTTACAACTACTCTAGCACAACTGACCGTTATGGTAATTCGTTGCCGGGCTTTTGGAGAGCAATTTACGAGAAGTATTACGATACTGACAGCCCGCACACATCTCCTTGGGAAATGGTTGGTTTTACTATTAAGCCAACATGGTGGGAAGAAGTTTATGGCCCTGCGCCGTATACTAGCAATAACCGAATACTTTGGAATGATATACAAGAAGGTATTATTAGAGAGCCAAACAAGTCGGTTATTAGAAAGCCACAGTACAAGAGACCAGATCTTTTAAAATTTCTTCCAGTTGATGAATTTGGTAGACTGCTAAGTCCTCTACAATCAGGCATTGCTCAAAACTTTTCTGTTTCTAATAGTAAAGGAAGTTTTGTTTTTGGTGATCATTCTCCTACTGAAACAGCATGGAGACGAAGCAGCGAATATGCATTTAGCTTAATTACAGCATGGGTAGTTTTACAACCGACTAAAATTATAGGTTTAGGATTTGATACAAGCAGAATAATTAGAGATATAACCGGTAATATAATTTATAAAGATACTGGAAAAGCTATTAGTCTTGATAGCTTAGTAATTCCAACAGTTGAAGTTGGCACTACTCCGCTGGTATTAACCTCGGGATTGGTTAATTATGTTGCTAACTATATGGTTACAAAAACTATTGCAAGATACAATGATTATAAAACAATATTAGCAAATCTTGATAATCAGCTAGCAATAAAATTAGGCGGATATGCTGACAAGACAAAACTAAAGCTGGTACTTGATAGCAGAAGTCCTTTAAATAAAACGAGCGTATTTGTTCCTGAAGAAAATTATCAAATTAATTTCACAGTAAGTAGCGCAATTGACATTGTTGTGTTTAGTGGTATTATTATTGAAAAAACAGAACTCGGGTATATTATTTCTGGATACGATAAAGAAAATCCAGTCTTTAGTTTTAACCGTCCAATTGTTCAACAATCAGATCCGGCTATTACTGTAGGCGGTATTTCGGAGTCGTTTGTAACTTGGAATGAAAGACAAGAGTATAACAGTGGAACAGTTGTTGAATATCAAAATAGATATTACAGAACAAGAATTTCCCATACTAGCGGAACTAGCTTTGACTCTGGAAAATTTGTAGTATTGCCATCACTACCGATAGTCGGCGGCATTACTGCTAACCTTAGAAAATCTTTTGAGAAAGAAATTTCACGAATTCCTTACGGAACACAATTATCAAGTGTACAAGAAGTAGTAGACTTTATGTCAGGATATGAAAACTATCTTGTTGAGCAAGGCTTTAGGTTTGATTTTTACAACAACGATACCGAAGCACTTGAAGATATGAGACTTTGTATTCAGGAATTTATGTTCTGGGTAACACAAAATTGGGATGACGGTACAGTACTAACAGTTAGTCCTGTTGCTAACAAAGTTCTATTTGAAAGAAAGTACTTTGTTGTAGACGACATCTATGATAGCTTCTATGATTATAATCTGTTAACAGGAGACGGAAATCGTATTAATAGAGATTTCTCAAATATCTTTAGAGACAATGCTAACGAGTTTGGGGTTAAGCCAGTTAATTCCGATGAAGGTATTTTCCTTGTTAAATTACCTCTTGTACAAAAAGAGCATGTTATATTAGTTGACAATAATACAGTTTTCAATGATACTATTTTTGACAAGAAAACAGGATATCGTCAAGAGAGAATTAAAGTTGTTGGTTACAGAACCGATGATTGGACTGGTGGACTAAATGCCCCGGGCTTTATTTACGACACAGCAAAAGTTACACTTTGGAAAGAGTGGACAGATTATGCTATTGGCGACGTTGTTAAGTATAAAGAATTTTACTATTCATCAAATCAAAAGCATACAAGTACTGACTTCTTTGATGCAAACTATTGGAATATTCTGCCCAAGCGTCCAGAATCAGAACTGTTGCCAAACTGGGATTACAGAGTAAATCAGTTTACTGATTTTTATAGCCTTGATACAGATAACTTTGACAGTGAACAACAGCGTCTCGGACAACACCTTATTGGATATCAGAAGAGAGAATATCTTGCTAATATCATTCCAGATAGTGTTAGTCAGTATAAGTTCTACCAAGGATTTATACAAGACAAAGGTACTTTAAATTCGTTAACTAAATTGTTTGATGCCCTAAGTTCGGCAAACAAGGATAGCTTGGAATTTTTTGAAGAATGGGCAATTCGTTTAGGACAATATGGTTCAGTTAATAATCTACAAGAAGTAGAATTTAATCTCAATGAAGGCAAGTACAGACTTGAGCCGCAATTAATTGAACTAGTTGATAACCTTTCGTCAACTAGAACTGATCTAGTTTATGAATTTGCTCCGTACCAAACTTACATTAAGCCTGATGATTACGATCATCAGAACTTGTTTACTGAAAACGTTAACTCAGAAATGTATGTAAAAGATAGTGGCTATGTACGTGATAAGGATGTTTCTTTCCTTGCTATTAGCGACGAGCAATTACTTCAATTGTCAATTGACGATATTCTAATTGGTGAATTTGTTTGGATTAAGGATCAACAACAATCTTGGACAGTGTCGCGTTATGTTAACACTGAATACGAAATTGTCAATATCGAACCTGCAATACCGGATGACGAATTCCTTCCTTATGATCCTGGAAATCGAGTAGGCTTTGTGATTACACTTGACAAGTTTAGTGACTTTGAAAAAGATGAAGTTATTGGAATTAAGAGCGGCATACCGGACATTAATGGTTTCTTTAAAGTAACTTATGCATCACTTGACAAGATTGTAATACTAACAGATTCGCCAGTTAACGTACAAGAATTTACAGATAGCAGTACTCTAGCAGTTACTCGATTTGTTAGAAGAAGATTTGACGATGCTGACGATCTTAACAGCAACATTACTGATATCAAAGTTGATCTAAATGATAGAATTTGGCTTGATGATACAGGTGAATCGCGCTGGGGCGTTTACGAGAATGAAAACATCTATAGCTTATTAGAAGAAATTCCAAACCCAACTGGTGACGGTGATGGATTTGCAACAAGCTTTGATGCAATTGATAATAACAGTATTATTATAATGGGCGCACCTGAAAGAGATTTAGATCCAGTAGTTAGAATTTACAGAAGATTTGCTGAAAATTCAGTTTTAACTCTCCTTCAGGCAATTACAGCAACAGATTCAGTTGACAGCAACAGCTTATTTGGATTTGATGTGTCAATCAGTAGTAATGGTGAATTTATTGCTGTTGGTGCTCCACATGCAAGTAACGCTAAAACTTTCTACGACGGTGATTTAGTACCGGGAGAAAGATACGAAGCAGGATACATTGTTAAAGATAGAAACACATTCTGGAGAGCGCTAGTTAGTGTTAATCCAGCACCGGCAGTTATTTCTCCTACTGATACAAACTGGGAACAAGTTAATATTCTTGAAGCTAGTTCGGATTCTGGAGGAATTGAAAGTGGGCTTACACGTCAGGGAGTTGTATTCCTTTATGAAAAAGCAGTTAACAGCACTTACACTCTGAAGCATATTATTACAAGTCCAGATCCAACTGACAATGAAAGATTTGGTTACAAGGTTGAACTAAGAAGAGATGCACTTGGAAGAACACGTTTATTTGTTGGCGCACCTGGTGAGGAAAATATATCAAAAGGAAGAATTTATTTCTTTGATAATTTAAGTGGTGAATTTTCTTGGACAGCCGATAGTTCTTACAGAGGCATTTATAATGTGTCGTTTGATTATTATGCTGGCGAAATTGTTTATACTGCTGGCGAATTTAAGAAAGCAATTGTTAATGCACCCGGCGCAATTGACAGCATTGATTGGGAAACTCTGGTAACTACAGATTATCCAGAACATACTGGATTTATTCCAAGACCAAATTCACCTGTTCTTTCAGATAGCGAAAACGGAGTTTATGCAGACGCTACAAACATCGGAGACAAATTTACTGTAAACCGCCTTGGTGATGTATTAGCAGTTGCCGCAATTGAAGACGATATTGAAAAGATTATTATCTACAGATTTGTTTCTGATAGGTTTGGTTTCTCACAGAAAATTGATACCGACGACAGCCTAGAAACTTTTGGATATGTTATTGCACTTAACGAACAAGGTAATAAGCTTGCTGTTGCAGCACCACGCAACGATGACGAAGGTATCGATTCGGGTGTTGTTTATATCTACGACCAAAATGATAACACACAATACGAAATCGGTCAAACTCTAAGAAGTCCGTTTGATGAAAAGAATGAAGCATTTGGTACTGGAGTATCGTTTTACGGAAACAAAGTTGCTATCTCAGGAAAGAATACTGATACTAGAATCTTTACAACGTTTGACAATTACTTTACATTGGATACTAATTTTGTTTCGTCTTATGTGTTTGATCAAAATACTACTCGTAGCGAAGTTAGCACAACATACGATGGCGGAACAACACGATTTATGACTAAGCGTGCCGATACTGGAAGAATTGCTCTCTTCCAACAAATTGGAAATGCATTCATCTTTGCTGAAGATATCAATTATAATAGAGACACAAAGTTTAATAGTCTTTCAAACTTTAAATTAATTGATAACCATATCTACATCGGATTGCCTAAATTAAATCCGGCATTAACAAATGATGACCTTGTTGGAAATTATGTCGACAACGATTCAACGGTTGGAATGTTTGTTGATATGCGAGCAGAAAGAAATGCTAATAGCTGGACACTTATTACACAAGAAGACGGCAAAATTGATATCTCAAAGATTTCACGTTGCTTCTTGTACTCAAAAGATTTAAATGATATTATTGCTGAACTTGATATTGTAGATCCAAGACAAGGTAAAATTGCAGGTCCTGCTGAGCAAGAACTTGATTATAAAACTTTCTATGATCCAGCAGTGTACTCGATTAATACAGCAGGAGTGCAGGGTGTAGTAGTTGATAGTGAATCAAACTGGACAGACAAGCAAGTGGGGCAGCTATGGTGGGATCTAAGCACTGTAAGCTGGTACAATCCTTACCAAGGCGAGTCTCAGTATAGAGCAAACAATTGGAATAGAATCACGCCTGGTTCGTCAGTTGATGTATACGAATGGATAAGCACTGATTTACTTCCATCAGATTGGAACCGTCTTGCTGATACAAACGAAGGCTTTGCTAAAAACATTAGCGGTACTACATTGTACGGCAATAGTGTTTACAGTTCAAAGAGAGTTTACGACAATATCTCAAGAACATTTAGTACAAAATACTTCTATTGGGTTAAGAATAAAAGAATTGTTCCACAACTTCGTACTAGAAGATTGAGCGCATTTGACGTTGCAGAAATTATTAGAGATCCTGCAAATTCGGGATACCGATTTGTTGCACCGCTTGACACAAATAAGTTTGCAATTTATAATTCAAGAAGCTTTGTAGAAGGTACAAATACTATTTTGCACTTTAGCTTTGCTAAGGATCCTACTTTACAAACAAACCTACACAGAGAATATCAGCTAGTTACTGAAGGACTTGACACTAGTATTATTAATGTCGAGGTTCAATCTAAGTGGGTTGACAGCTTAGTTGGATATGATCAAAATAACAACAACGTTCCGGATCCAGAACTTCCTGTAAAGCAAAAGTACGGAATTCTAAACTTCCCTCGCCAGAGTATGTTTATTAACAGACTTGAAGCAGTTAAGCAGGTTGTGGAAAGAGTTAATGACGTTCTAGTAAACACTCAAGTAGTTGATGGAAAAGATTTTACATCTCTATTACTAAAAGACGAACCACCTTTAACTGTTGAAGGAAAGTACGATAGCGTAATTGATAGTGTTGCTCAGTTAAGATTTGTTGGCGTTGCTAAAGTAGAGCAAGCAATATTAGAACCGGTTATTGAAAATACTCGAATTGTCGGAGTTAACATTATTAACTCTGGTAGAGGATATTCTGTTGCACCTACTGTAAAGATCAGTGACAATAAAGGCGCGTCAGCTGTAATCCAAACCACAATTAATAATCTTGGACAAGTTACAAGTGTTAACATTAAAAACGGTGGAAAAAATTACACTAGTAATACTAAATTAACAGTTAGAAAATTTAGTGTTCTTGTTAACAGTGATGAGGAAATAGGCGGTCGTTGGGCAATTTATACTTGGGATAAAACATCGCAGGAATGGTCACGCTCAGACAACCAAGCGTTTGATACAACACGTTACTGGGATTATGCAGATTGGTACGCAGAAGGATATAGTTCTCAAACAGCAATCAACCGAATACTAGCACAGACTTTTGAGTTAGCAAGTATCGATGCTGAAATTGGTGATATTATAAAAGTTGAAAGTGTTGGATCAGGAGGTTGGTTACTTCTACGTAAAGTTGACGATCAATTTACACAAGATTTTACTGTTAACTTTGAAACAATTGGTAGACAAGATGGAACAATCCAGCTTTCGACTAGATTGTACGATTATGCTTCTACAACTAGCGGATTTGATTCTAATATTTACGACAGTGCTTTTTATGACAGAGAACCGGTAGTTGAATTAAGAAATATCTTAACTTCTTTAAGAGACGATTTGTTTATTGGAGACTTAGCAGTTGAATGGAACAAGTTATTCTTTGCAAGTATGAGATATGCATTTTCTGAGCAAGCAGATATTGATTGGGCGTTTAAAACTAGCTTTGTAAGAGCCAAGCACAATCTTGGTGAACTAACACAAAAAGTTACCTTCCAAAATGACAACTTAGAAAATTACGAAGATTATGTTAACGAAGTTAAGCCATACAAAACAAAAGTTCGAGAATACATTAGTTCTTATGAAAAATTAGAACCGACTGAAACCCTAACAACGGACTTTGATTTACCGCCGTCTTATGATGCTGTAACAAGAAGTATTTTAACAAATATTGCAACTCAAAATGGCGATGCATTATTTGGTGTTGGCGGCCTATACTTTGAAGAACCGTTTAACCAATGGACTAACAATAACGGATACGAAATTGTAAGAATTGATATTGCAGATGCAGGTCAGGGCTACCTTGAAACTCCAACAATTGAGATCGAAGGAAATAAAGGAACAGTAGCAACGGCATTCGTAAGCAGAGGAACAGTTCGTTCAATTGAAATAGAAAATACTGGATCTACTTATTATACTGCTCCAACTATTAACATTGTTGGCGCTGTTGATCAATTTGGTCGCCCTGCAAAAGCTGTTGCAATTCTAGGCAATGGTAAAGTTCGTGGAATGCATATGACTATCAAGTTTGATAGAGTAAGCGGATCTTACTTGTTTACAGAATTAGATAAAACAGAAACGTTTGTAGGTACATCTGCTAGAGAAAAATTTGAACTACAATGGCCAATGAGCGTTAACACTTCTAATTACACTATAATTGTTAACGGTATTGAACAGCTTGAAAGTTCTTTTGATGTCGGAAATGATCTTGACACTTCAAAAGGATATGACAGATTTACAGGATTTATTGATTTTGCAGAAGCACCTGGTGAAGATGCAGTTATCGAAATTCAATATAAGAAGGAAGTTTCGTTGCTACAAGCAGCAGACAGAATTAACTTCTTCTATAATCCAACAACTGGTATGCTAGGTAAAGACTTGTCTCAATTAATGGACGGTGTTGAATACAGCGGCGTACAAATTGATAGCTTTGACTTTGGAAATGAGCAAGGCTGGGACGTTGCTGGATGGGCATCTCTTCCGTGGGATACATTTGACGATGCACAAGATGAAGTTTTTGTGCTAGATGGAAGTACTGTTATATTTGAGCTAAGTCAGCCACTTGAAGACGGCGCAGAGTATAACTTCTATAGAAATGGAATCAGACTTGATGATCCTGTATATGATGGAAGCACTCCAACTCAAAACCCAAATGCAATTATGCAAACAATTGTTGGCGATGGTGTTACAACCACAATTACAATTAGTGAAGAAATCACAACCGAAATTGGCGACCTTATTGTAATTAGAAAGAGCACAAGCGATGGCGCAAGTAGTGCTATAAACTTCGACACTCAATTAGAAGGCGGCAATCTTGCATATTCAACTGCAACTGGCATTGATGCAGGAGAAATTAATATCGACGGCGACGGTTTTGTTACTCCAACTACTTCAAAAGGACCCGAAGAACTTGTTCCTGGAGAGATTGTTGACACATTAGATATTCGTGTATATCATAGACCATCTGAAGGTATTGGAGTTATTGCAACTGCAAACTACAGACTTGACGGAGTGACTACAGAATTTCCACTACCAGGAATGCCACAAAGCAACGAAGGAATCATTGTTAAAATTAACAACGTTATATTAGGTAACGATTCTTATTCAATTGACTTTGAAAATGAATTACTGTTGTATAATGATAATAATACAAATACAGGTGCAAGTCTTGCTATAACAACTATTGGAACTAATGGCGCAGATCTAATCGATACTAACACATTTGTTTCCGACGGAAGTACGATTACTTTTGTAACTTCGGCAACTTGGACTGATGAACTTTCTGCACTAGTTCTAGTCAATGGCGAAGTTGCTCGTGAAGGATATACTTTACTTCAATCCGACGCAACAGATGGATTTGTAGATAGATTAAAAATTGTTTTTGCACAAGGTCTGTTAGCCGAAGGCGATTTTGTTCAGTACAGTGTTTACGGTACTAATGTTAAGACTTATAGCGAAGTTATTATTGATAGAACATTTATTCCAGATGGTATAACTAAAACTTATCAATTTGATGGCGAAATAATTCCAGTGCCGTTTAGTAAAGAACCAATCTCGCATAACATTCTTGTTAAAGTTGACAACACAATTCTAAATCCAGGATACAGTGTTTCTTACACTACTACAGCATCAAGAGTTTATGACATCGAAGAATGGCAGTTTACTGGAGAGGATTTGGAAAGCGTAGACGTCCTAGTATTTGCCGATTATGTACAATTGTCATCAACGCTATATAGCTTTGATCCATTAAACGTAAGAGTAGAATTACTTACTCCAGATGTAGCCCCTGCAGGCACACGACTAGACATCTATGTAATTAAGAACGCTGAATATTACTTTGTAGACACACAAATTGAATTCGACAGCGACACAATTTCAAACTACGCAGAGGTTGGTGGAGAATTAACATTAGAATCACTAGCTACAAGCACTATTTACACAGGAACAATTGTATCTGTAAATAGTAACATAGTTGTAATTCAAAGTATACGAGAAGATATCAGAGACGCATTTATTAATGGAGACCAGTTTGTTGCATCAGTTGACGATGCTGACAGCACCGTTCTAACTGTTGACGATGTAATCTATACATCAGGCGAAACACTAACATTTGCTGAAGCACCGGCAGCAGATTCAACAGTTGAAATATATCAATTTAGTAATCACGACGTTAATAATTTTGAACGATTTACTTACAAAGTTGTTAACGAGGTTCCGTTGGATATCTCTCCAAGCGAGTCTACTACTAGAAACTTAATTTCGAGTGGATATATTCCGCTAAGAGGAACCATTACAAATGCAAACTATGCATGGGTGGCACTAAATGGAACCTTGTTGACTCCAAATGTTGATTATAGCCTGGCTATATCTCTTGACGCTGTGCAACTAACTAACGATCCTGAAATTGGCGACGTAATTGACGTAATACAGTTTGGCGCTCAACCAGTAACTAAAAAGTTTGGTTATAGAATTTTCAAGGATATGTTGAATAGAACTCATTACAAGAGACTTAACCAGGATAACAGTTATAAACTAGCATCTCCGCTAAATTACTATGATGTGAGAATTGTTTTGGAAGACACAAGCGGAATTTTCCAACCTGACAAAACAAGAAATATACCTGGAGTACTATTCATCGAAGGCGAAAGAATTGAGTACTTTGAAGTACAAGGCAACACAGTAAGACAGCTAAGAAGAGGTACTCTCGGAACAGGTGTTAGAGATACATACAACGAAGGCATAATAGCATACGGCCAAGGCCCAGAGGAAAATATTAATTATAACGACACAACATTGACTCAGATAATTATGTCTGATGGAAGTATTGATTATGAACTTAATTTTACACCATCTAGCATTAACGAAATTGATGTGTTTGTTGGCGGTCGCAGACTTAGAAAGGTTGCAGTTGAAAGATTTAATCCATCAATTGCTCAAGATAGCCCAGCCGGCGACGAAACTTTAGCCCCAGAATATATTCTAGACGGAAATATGATTATTTTGGATTCGTCCCTGCAACCTGCACCAGAAACACAGGTTCGCGTACTAAGAAAAATTGGTAAAGTGTGGAATGAATCAGGAAAATCTTTGGCTAGATCGAAAAATGCAATAGGCAATTTCTTGCGAGAAGCAACAATAGAGTTACCTAAATAAATACAGTATAGGTGGTAGGAATGACAGATTTAAAAGATTACAGTGGTTTACATGTAGAAGGTCATATTAAAATATTTGATCCTTCTTCGGGAGAAACTTTTATTAACAAGCGTAATGCTATTCATTATGAAAACATGAGTTTATCATTAGCAGAAAGCTTGGCCAATTCTGGTCAAGGATTTGTATATGAATTAAGCTTCGGCAACGGCGGCACGAGTGTAGATCCAACAGGCATCATTACATATTTGACTCCGAATACAGTTGGCACAAATGCTAGCTTGTACAACGAAACTTATTCAAAAGTTATTGACGATAGAAGTGTTAACAACTTAGATCCTACTAGAAATAAAACTGAAATTAGACATGTTTCAGGAACCAATTATACTGATATTTTAGTTAGTTGTTTGTTAGACTACGGCGAGCCTAACGGCCAAGACGCATTTGATACAGCAACAAACACAGATCAAATTTATGTTTTTGATGAATTAGGACTACGAGGGTTTAGTTCAACAGGCACAGGAAGGCTTTTAACTCATGTTATTTTCCATCCTGTACAGAAAAGTTTGAACAGACTAATTCAAATTGACTATACTGTTAGAGTACAAAGCCTTAGCGGGTTGAGCGAGGGATAATAATGAGCACACAGATAAATTTTACAGATTTTGTTAACAAAGGCTCAATAACTGTTGATGACGATTCGAATAACAACGAAACTAGTTTAACGCTTGTTGGTCGAAACGTTACAAGTTATGGTAAACCAGTTAATGAAAACTTTTTAAATCTGTTAGAAAATTTTGCAGACAATACCTCACCGGAGAATCCTATCGAAGGACAGCTTTGGTATGACAACACTGACAATGCTACACAGTTAAAATTGT